CCTCCTGTTATTGAAGTTGTCCAGAACCTTTGTCAATCCAGCAAAGACCGTTCTTACGTGGTGGCCAAGCTGGTGATGGTGCCGTGGTACTCTTCGGGACCGTAGTCGAGTCCCATCTGACCGTAGATCTGACCACGTTCGCTGGCACCGGTCTTGGACAGTTCCTCATAGAACAGGACGCCCTTTTCGGGCACCGGCAGGAACACGGGTGCCACAAAGGCCATGTCGGCAATCAGCAGGGTACCGGCCGGGACATGGGGTGCCCACACAACTCCCAGGATTGCGAAGTCGGTTTCGATGGTATTGATGTTCACACCACCGACGTTGCGGTCGGTCGGCGCGTAACCATAGATCGTGGACAGCCGCTGTTTGTTGAGCGCGTTGACGAAGATGACGGGGTTGACGAACTCGGCACCGTTGCCGGCCATGGTCCGCAGGAGCTGGTCGATCAGGTCCTTGCTCAGGGCGGCGCTGGCGGCATTCACGGTGTTGCTGGAACACGCCGTGATGATACCACGGCTCTTGGCTGCTACGGCAGCGCTGGTGGCCTGCTGGTAAGCACCGTTCAAGAATGTGTAGTCGGCATTCACGGCGATCTGGCGCATGTGGGCGCTGATCTGGAAGTCCTTCTCATTCTGGACGGGCTGAGCGTTGGTACCATCGACAAGGCCGGTGGTCCCGTCGGCGGTGATTTGACCGGTGACGGACTGTTTCGCGTAGGATACGCTCACGGTACGCTGGAAGATCTGAACCGTGTTCACATCCTGGCCACGTACATAAGTCCAGGGATTCGGTGCCGTCAGGGATGCGGTCTCGGTGAGGGCCGGCTGGGACGCGCTCTCCAGTGCCCACGGCTGTGCGAGCGGAAACTGGAAGTCACGGACCAGTTTGATCCGGCTACCCTGCAACCCACCGATCATGTTCAAGAACGGTGTCTGGTTGGCACCGATGAGAAAAAGTTCACCGGTATAATTGGGACAATTCCAAACGGTCGCGGCGTTGTTGGTATTTGCCATTGTTACTGCCTCCTTCTAAATGAATAATAGTTTTGGTTTGTTTGCGGAACGCCGCTACCGGGCCGTCAATTAGGCAGCTTGCTGCTGAAGTTTGAAAATCTGATTCTTCAGACTGATTGCAAGTTTAGCGTTGCCATCTTTGAGAGCCTGGGCATGGGCTTTCCGCAGGGAAGCCAAGTCGCTCGTGTCGATGTCGTCGTCACCGGTACCTGCACCTCCACCGGATCCGGAACCTGAACCGGACGCCGCCGTAAGCGCGTCTTTGCCAGGATACGCGTCCCACAACTGATCCATGGCTTCGGAAAAGGTCGCCACTTCACCAGGACGTTCACGGGAGTAGATCGGCTGATCGAAAGAACCGGGATCGTGGTAGGCCACGAGATTGAGCTCACCGGTTTTATCGTTCTCTTCGAGCTTGAAGTTCTTACTGAAGTAAGCCTCGGCAAGCTCGGGTGTCAGTTTGGTTTTCGGTTTCGGTCCACCGAACAACGGGTGAATGGCGAAGTTGTTGCTCACCAGGAGTTTGTGGATCTGAGCGTCCTTCTTGCCGATCACAGCGTCCTTGTCAGCCAGAGCAGAGTTGAACGATGCCTTCTGTGCCTCCACCTTTTCGTTGTACGAGTCCTTCATGTCGGCCTTCAGTTTTTCAACCTTCTCGGCCTTCATCCAGTCCTTGTCGTTGAAGTTGGTGACGGTTTCGATTGCTTCGTCTGCCTGCTTTTTCCATGCCGGAATATCCTCGATGCCTTCAAACAAGTCCACAGTAGCTTGGAGACCTTCGGCGGCCTCTCTTCGCTTCTTGTTCTCGCTATTCAGCTCCGCGATTTTCGTGTACATGGCCGGCGGATCCAACGGTAGGTCTTTCCCATCGGGTGCGATAAACACAACCTTGGTACCGTCGATTGCTGGGGCTCCATCCTCACCTGTCTTGATCTTCCACTCTTTTGGTTCTGGCATATCCATGCCTCCTTCTGTAGTTGGTCATCCGACCGTTTGAGTTGTGCCGCTATCCAGCGGCGGGTTCGTAAGTTAAAGTGCCCACCTGATCCTTGTGGACTTCGGTGTGCTTATCTTCACCGTATGCAATGTCATCAGGGATGCCGTCGGGAAAAGCGGGACAGTACACGAACTCACCTCCCTCTTCTGTTCCGTCGGGCTGTTTGATACCGCTAAAGTGTTTGCAGTCACGGATTGAGCATTTGGGTTGAGCGAGCATCTCGTTTTACTCCTTGGTTAAATTCACAAATCTTACCACTATCCTACCACCAGATTTCACCGATCTCTATTTTTGAATATCATTATAGCTTAAAGGTTAACTGGCATATATTTCTGTGTGAAATCGAGCAACGGTTGTAGCTTCGAGGGTATGTCGCTCGCTTTGGTTTTCGGGTGCGTGATAAAACAGAACCACTCTGCCCACGCTTCATTATGGTTTGTAGCACCATACTTACTTAGATGCGTTCTCATAGAATTCAAACCGCCGGCCTTTCGAACCGCCTTCTTCCAATTGACTTCGGTACCAGCAGCATGAAATATATGACCGAGCTCATGACGTATGGTACCGTATCTGTCACGTAATGTATGCCACTTTCCTAACGTGCTGCGACTAACTCCAATAGGGATTTCGAACTGTATTGAATTGACCAAGTTGTTGCGTCCATTCAATGTAGCGAATCCCAGGGTACCGCCTCCTGACTTGCCAGTCGCTTTTTTGTACTTGGTTGCAACCTCCTCGAGCGAACCTACGAAGAACTGGGGAGACTTGAACCTCGCTCCTTTCAACATACGGTTACTGAGGCCTGGTGACTTCTTGCACATACCAGCGAGTCGCTCACCTATTTGGTTGGCAAGTTCGACTTGTTTCTTGGTAGTCATACCAAGTCCCTTGCCTAACTCAAATCCCTTGAGTGTGTACTTATTGGCAAACTGGGTCTTGGCGTCCTTCAGCGTCTTGACTGGTTCCCACGTTGACCTGTGTTTATACCATGCCTCATTTGCTCCTTCATCGAACTTGCCGTAAGGGATCGAGTACTTCGGGACCTTCTTCTTCACAGTAGCGGTTGCTTTTTTGACGATCAGGTTTCCACGTTCTGTCCAACGCAACTGCCAGTGAAACTCTCCACGGTCTGCGCGAATAGGGGGACCAAGTATCTTGGTGATCTTATCGGTAAACTCTTTCGGCAAAGACTCCACCATTATACGGTCCGGCCTTGCCAATGGCTTCTGATCCTGCATCTCATACAAGAAGCGTTTGAATATCTTTTCCTGCGCATCAAGCTCGCCGTAAACATCACTCAAAAAGACCGTTCGGACTCCGTCTTCCATATCCGTGTAGAAGGTTATATCAGCGGCACTACGATCGGTCAACTCGTGTTTCATATGTAGGAAGTTGGCATCACCGAATTTGTATTCCATATCCTGTAGGTTCGTTTCCCACTGGTACTCCTCCGGTGCCTTCTGAAAATGAAGTACGGTATCATCTTTTTCCAACACCACTGGAGTCTTGACGTCCTTTTTCTTCACCTTAGCCTTACCCTTCGGGACTGGCTTCGGTTTGGGCTTTGGTGTTGGAACTGGTTTGGGAGCGCCACCAACTGGCGGAGGACCTGGAATATCATCAAGGTCCCAACCTGGCGGTATTGACTTACCTCTCCTCCAACTGACCTTCCACGAGTTCATCGTGTTCGCTTTGACTCGGCCTTCGGTTGCAGCGATCAGCACTTGAGTCCGGTCCTCACCTGCTTGAAACAATCGATACGCAACCTTCTTGTCGTATCCCTTCGGTACGACTGGCGGCTTCGGTGGTGTCGGCTCCGGAGTCGGTTTCCCTGGTGGCTTCGGAGTCGGTTTCCCTGGTGGCTTCGGAGGTTTGACAACTCCACCTTTGACAGGGGGTCCTGGTATATCATCGGCGTCCCACCCTGCAGGTATGGACTTATTGCGTCTCCATGACACCTTCCATGAGTTCATCGTATTTGGTACGACACGTCCTTCTGTCGCTGCAATCAACTTCTTGGTGTCCGTCTCACCGGACTGGAACAACCTATAGGCAACCTTTTTGTCGTACACTTGCTGCGGTGTTGCTTTGATTGCAAACACGTTTGCCGGCAGAGGCTGATCTGGTTCAACATCGAACCACTCTGGACGGACTCCCCTCCAGTGATGACGGCAGTTGTAACCACCCCTGTTTGTAAATGCGGGTCCCGACTTGCCATCCCACCTCTGATCATTCCAAGAATCGATGTTCTTCTTGGAGTAGATTTTCATCACACGGCGTTTGCAGAAGTCACGAGAAGTAAGTATGATGTCACCAACGTACATGTAGTGCTTCATGCCGAGCTTCTCTGACTTCATCGTATTAACCTGATTGTTGAAATTCATCAGGCTGTCAAACGCGTA